ACCACTACCCATCCAACGAGTCTTACCAGGCGTACCCTTATTTTCTAATGAATAAGGGAAACCAGGCGAAGTCGTTCGATTAATAGCACACATAAAATCATCATCACCAGTACCACATATAGCCTCTTCATAAGTCAAAATCCGCTGGTATTTTCCAATATCCAGTAATGTATTATATTGATTAAGTGTGACCTGTGCAACATCTTGTGCTGCAGAAGTTACTTCTTCCTCCAACAAAACAGCCGTTTCTACTCCACATTTCTTTAATCCCCCCAACAATGGGTTATGTAACACACCATTAATTTTTGTTGGTTTTAATAAAGCCGGTTTCATAAATGGCTCAGATAATTTACCAGAAATACAAGATGGCAATATTGCTGTTTTAACCGCCTGTCCTACCATTTTATTAGATTTACCCAAAGGACAAAATAATCCCTCTGGAACATCCGATTCGATTGTAGTATTTACTCCAATAGGTGTTTCAAAATAAACCTGAGCACTAATATTTTTAATATCACTCTTAATCAATTGTTGTATAGCATCTTGAATTATTTCTTGTGTTAATGGACATGCAAAACCATATTCTTGTTTCGTTCCAGCAATATGCATACCTATCAATTTACGCTCAATACGTTGATTATACAAACCAATTATTGAACCACAATCACCCACCTGTGTTGGTGCATTATATTCATAACAATCCCTTTGAGTATATGAATCATTTCCATATTCAAATCCATCTTCAGGATAATAAATAGTTATTTCTTTATCAATAGGTCTTATTTGTTGTAACCATTGATATGTACGATAAGTTTCTCCCCCATTTTCATGAAAAGTAGCCATCGTACCATTAAATTTACCAATTAATTTACCCTGATCAGATTTCTTAACAAAATGTTTTATCAAATCACGATGCGGATGACACATTTGAGCATGTAAATTAATTAATACACAATCACGCAAATCACCATTAATGTGCCTTAAATGAATACAATTTTTGGATAATTTAAATTCAACACTATTACAATCAATCAAATGAGATAAAGGTACCTGAATAATATCATTATAATGTGATTGAGAAAAATAAATTATACTATCTGGTGATATCTTACGTGCATATAATGCCCTAAAGAAATGGTATGGCATTATCATAGACCAACCACAAACAAAAGTGCAATTACCCAATACATGCCTAACACCACCACGCTTATACGACAAACGATAAGTATTTTTCTGTAAAACATCAGTCACCAAAGAATGCGCAACTTCATCAGAACATCCCTGTGTTTCCACAATTTCCAACAATTCTTCATCCATCATTTCAACACGCTTTATATTTTGTTTAGCGGTCCTCTGATCACCAGATGTTCCAACTTCTACTCTTACGCCAGATTGTTTATTTGTTTTCATATCTCCCGATATTCCAACCTCTACAATTCGTCTTGCCAATTTTGATGTTTTAACGTCACCAGATGTACCCACCTCAAATTCAATATTATTACTCAAACTATTTTGAAACCATTGATACATTGAAAAAGCAGAAAGAGCTATACTAACAAATCCCAATAATGATAAATACGGATGTTTCTTAACAATCTTATAAATCTCAGCTTTAAGTCCATCTAAATAAATACGAGTGGCTAATAAAATAGCATTCATCTTGTCCTTATATAGATCCCATTTTGTTGGTTTAATTTGTTGTTTATATAACAAATAAGCATCATACATCATATTATCATTCATATATTCATTTTCTATATCAATCAATGTTTCAC